CAGTATTGATGATGTAAAATCCCTCTACACCATCAGCGCGAATCATCTCTATATTGCGTTTTCTCAAGGCACACCAACGGAGGAAGTTGATCTAACCCACGATAATTAAGAGCCCATTGCACGATAAATAAGTAAAATTTCACGGGATCAGAAAAAATTAAACGGACAATTTTGGGATGATTTAACCAAAAGGAACAGGCTATCTCTCGTCAATTTTGTAGCTGCGAAGGATGTAGTAAATGTTATTCAAGCGTTGTCTTTCAACCTCTATCACTGGCCGCTCTCTATTAATGAGCTTTAGCTGAGCAAAACCAGGGAAAACAACTCCAAGAATGAAGGCTAAAAACAACCATTGGCCCCCATTGCCTAGATACCTACAGAGAAAAAACATGGGCAAGGTAATCATCAGAATTTTGGAAGGCAGACTTCCCCAAATCTTTGCTTCAGCATCCTTGATGATTTCTTTACTGAAGTCTCTTTGAGCTCTTAATTCTTCAATAGTACATAAGGACAACAGCTTTGGTTGATTCGGTTCGATAGTCCAATGGTTAACTATGTCGCGGCCTGCGATTTGATGATTTTGTCCTTCAATTCGCTGAGTAACCTGATAGCTTTGCTGTTCCATTAAACAACCCCAATAAATCTGTGCACAAACCCATTGATAATAATCTTAAATTGGACTTTGAGGATTCCAACAAGGCACAATAGAGCTCTGTCTATTTCCCTGACAAATCTATCCTTTCTTTACAATGTCACGTCCAGCAACTTGATGGTTAGTTCCAGTAATATGCTGAGTTACTGTTGTATCAGTGTTTTCCTCATCAAAAATTTGTAAGCCAGCTTTATATACATCTACAAATTTTTGAATACTTTCGAACCGCTCGTCAGAGTCATCCATGTTACAGACATTGTTATATATCATGTGAATAACTTTTAATGATGCAGTTGTTGCAGGGGATTTAAAATACTGTGGAAACTCCTTCTTAAAACGGCCCACAACCTGATTCATAAGTCGTTCATCAATCTGGTTGCCTAAGCTATTTTTGCTCTTAGGCCCATCTTCACCAAACAAAAGATAATCCGTAGATATCTCATAAAACATAGCTACATCAACTACATGCTCAAATGGGATTTTATTTCTTTTTTTCCACGTTGCGATAGTTTGAGGTGCCACCTCTAAAAACTTTGCTAACTCGTAGTCTTGATTGGCTCTCACTACTAACGCTATGCGCTTTAAAACCTCAGATGCATTAAGATCGCTCATAAAACTCCATAAAAGTCTCAAAAAGAACTTTACAATTCGCATTTTGCGATGTAATTTCATTTTGCGTATTTAAATTGTTTATTCCATACAAATTATGCAAGAGCATTTTGGAGAACTTCATCATGAAAAGCAATCAAACACCCCCAGGAATTGAGCTTTACATCAAAGTCCGTCAAGGTTTTGTTGGACAACAGTCATCACTTAATCGTTGGTGTAAAGAAAACGGTGTCAGCCGACAAAATGCTGAAGCTGTTTTAAAAGGAATGTCCAATGGCCCTAAAGCACAAGCACTACGAGCAGAATTGATTAATGGTTCTGGCATTGCTGCAATCTCTAAAGTGGCATGAGGTTGACTATGAGCATAACAGCCCAAGCAACACTGAAAAGGAGCAATCCTGGGATGTTTTTGGAAACGCTGTTTAATGCCTGTTTAAAGGAGATTCCAATGGCTAGAACCAGTTTGCTTAAACGTAATGCTGTCTCTATCCCTCACGCAATTGAGCTATGTCTCGAAGTCGCCAGACAAAAGCATAACTTCAGTGTTGATCGTGTGGCCGATGGCATGGGACTTGCGAATAAGTGGGTGATCTATAAATGGATGGAGTCAGGCCGCTTACCCGCGCTAATGATCCGCCCATTAGAGCAGACCTGCGGTGCCGATTTTGTCACTCGTTATCTTGGACATTCAGCCCATAAGCTGCTGATAGATATCCCCACTGGCCGCAAAGTAAAGGCGGTGGACATTAATCAATTGCAAGCCTCATTTACGCAGAGTGTCAGCTTGATCCTTGCGTTTTATGAAGGCGGCGCCAATCAAGCCGAAACCCTTTCATCACTCACGCAATTGCTAGAAGGTGTGGCTTGGCATCACCAGAACGTGGAGCAACACAGCCAACCCCAATTAGAGCTGGATGGAGGGTTTGATGAATAACCAATATCTAATTATGGCTATCGCTAAGTTACTGCAAGGCTTAGAGATGCGTGAAGCTTTGACTGTTCTCACTGAGGCAAAGCGTTCTCTGAATTTTGATAAATCGCCAGTCCCAAAACTAAAACAATGTGCCAATACCTTTAGGAGAGGAAGACCTAACAAAATCACCAAAGATCCTGAAGTCGAAGCCTTTATTCTTTCACTGCCTTATATGGAACAAAAAGAGATATTAGCAAGGGTTGAAGTCAAGTTTGGTGCAGCGAGAACGCCGAGTCTAGCAGGATTGAGTCGCTACTTTATGACTGGAAGGAAAGCAGTATGAGTTATCAACCTCCTAAAGTCAGAAACACCAACACGTTAGTCAAGGCTGAGGCCATTTTTCAGCTCGTAGCGGAACAAGGGGATCAGGGCTGCACACTTAAGCAATTGCAAAAACAGTCTGGACAACCTCGAACAACGGTACATCGCGCACTGACGAGCTTTACCACGATGAACTGGCTAGAACAGGTGGCGCTTGATGATCGCTCCGTGTGCTGGCGGGTCTCACCGACATTATTAAGGCTGGCATTTAATTTCCGCCGTAAAGCACTCGGCGGACAACAGAATGATCTGATGGGCGTTGATGGAGCCATGGCAATGAATGCGATTGAAATTAAACAGAGTAAGGATGTCACCATTAAAGCCGTTAGGGTGTTTCAGCTTGTCGCGAGCGCATCCCTTAAAGGTAAAACACTTGATGAACTGCAATACCAATCCGGCTATGCCAGAACAACAACTTACCGCTTGCTGTGCACCTGGGAGCGTTTGGGCTGGTTAAAGTCCGTTGATGCTAATGGACGAAGTGAGCGCTGGTGTATGTCAGAAAAACTCTTGGCCTTGGCGCATCAGTACCAAAACCAAAGGCTACAAATGATCCATCAAATCAAAGAAAAATATCAATCTGTTGCAGGAGAAGAACTATGAGCAAGCCCTCATCAACCCCAAGTCCATCCGAAATTATGCATGGGGTGGAAATGCAACGTCTTGGAGAAGCGCAAGCAGAACTCACACAGAATGTTGAAGCCACAATTGAAGGGCTAGTTTCTGGGGACAAACTTGCAGGAGCAGCTAGCGCATCAATCCTCGTTGGTCGCATTCAAATGGCTAACGCTGTTAAGCAATTCGCCGATGTCGGCAGTCTACAAATCTTAAAGAATTTAAAAGAAACAAAGGATTACAAAAATCTTAAAGGTTTAAAATTGCCGACTGGAGAAATTTTGCAGGGGACTTGGGAAGAGTTCTGCAAGCTGATTGGAGAGTCGAAATCCAATGTTGACGAACGTTTGAAGAATTTAGAGGTATTTGGACAAGAGGCATTGGAATCAATGCAATCCATCGGCATGGGTATTCGTGACTTGCGCCGATTACGTCAGCTCCCTGAGAACGAGCTAAAAGCTATTGTAGACGGCGATCAACTGACAGTCGGTAGTAAAGAGGAAGCGCTCGATATCATTGAAGAAATGGCCGCCAAACACCGTGCCGAGTCCAACAAGCTCACTGAAAAGCTTGAGCACCTTGAACTATCGGCTAAAGCTTCTGACCAGCTTTTAGAGAAAAAAGGCAAGCAAATCCATGAACTTGAAAAAGCCTTAGAGATAGCTAAAGGCAAAGGAACTCCTGCCCAAATTAAGCAATTGGAGGCCGAGCGCAACAAAGTATTAAGCCAAGCCATCATTAACGCTAAATATGAGATATTCAAAGGGTTAGCCGCCTTTGAAGATGCGGTTGCCGCAATTCAAGCCATTGACCATCCATGTGATCTTGATGATGAATACCAAGGCAGTATGCATGACATTATCTCGCGGATGATGGAAGGCAGCGCTAGAGTCGGTCTTGATCAAACTATTATCACAGCCCTCAATAACGAGCTGATGATCTATCAACAAGGATCAGCATTATGATGTCGTCACTGCCTATTGAGCACATAAAATACTTGGACGGCATTGCCCAGGAGCTTGCTTCTGCTGGGCACGGTCAACAAGGCGTAATTGTTGACCGTGCATGTAATTTCCTCGGGTTAACACGCAGCTCTATTTACGAAAAGTTATCGCAAGTCGGCTGGTCTTCTGCTCGTAAGAAGCGTTCAGATCGCGGCCAATCTCGGGTGACCTTGGAAGAGGCGATTTGGGTATCAAATTTGATCCGCCAATCACAGCGCCAAAACAGTAAATCGCTGATGTCGGTTGAGGATGCAATTGATATCGCCTATGCCAATGGTCGCCTAGCCAGTAAGTGTTCAGCCTCGACAATGCTCAGGAAGATGGACGAGTTCAATGTTCATCCCAAGCAGCTTAACGCCAACCCTATTACGCGCAGTATGCGCAGCCTGCATCCTAACCATGTATGGCAATTCGACGTATCAATCTGTGTGCTGTATTACCTCAAAAACCAAGAGGGTTTACAGGTCATGGAAGAGTCAGAATTCTATAAAAACAAACCCGCGAACTTAGAGCGAGTGAAAAATGACCGTGTGCTGCGCTACCTTGTCACCGATCATTACAGCGGCGCATTTCACCTAAGCTATATCTTGTCGCCTGGTGAAAGCGTGGAAGCCATTACTCAATTTTTAATTGAAGCTTTCAGCAAGCGTTCAAATAGTGAACTCATGCACGGCGTGCCCTTTATCCTCATTTGGGATGCGGGTTCGGCCAACATGGCTGCGATGACAAGGCGCTTATTGGATAAGCTCAGTGTCAATCACATCATACATACACCAGGCAAACCTTGGGCTAAAGGTCAGGTGGAGAGTATGCATAACGTGATCGAAAAGAAATTTGAGGCACGCCTAGCATTCCAAGTTGTTAATAGTATTGAAGAACTCAATGCGATGGCGACGCTCTGGTCTATTGGGTTTCAAAGTGAATCGAAGCACACCAGATATGGGCAAACTCGCTATGGCCTGTATCAGACGATTCGTCCTGAGCAATTACGGCTAGCGCCCGATGCCGAGGTTATGCGTAGCTTTGTGCAGACAGATAGAGTTGAGCGCACCGTTAAGGCGAATGATCTGAGTATCACCTTTGTCCCCAGTAAGGCGCATAACTCAATGACCTACTCCCTAGAACACTTAGGCGTTCGCGCAGGTGAAAAGGTCTTTGCCAGTGTGAACCTGTATCGCTGTCCAGCGATTGATGTTGAGCGTGTAGATGAGCATGGTGAAGTCCATAGCTACATCGTTGAACCCATGGAAAAAGACGATGCAGGTTTCAATATCAACGCGCCCATTTATGGGGAGAATTACCGCGCTATTGCTGACAGTCTACCGCAACGCCGCAAAAAAGAGATGGATAATACTGCTTGGGGAACGAGTGATCCTCTTGAGATTAAAAAGAGCCGCAAAGGTCGAGTTCGTCGGGTGGCCTTTAATGGTGCGATTGATGCCATGGCCGATATCAAGCAACAAACGCCGCCCAGTTTTATGCAGCGTAAAGGCCAGCCTTTGCTTGTCGATATCCCAACGATTAATGAACCGCCATTATCAGAGATTAAAGCGTGGAAGCTATTAGCGGAATCGTTAGGTCTAAAAGGCGCGGCGTTACAGCCTTATAAGGAGGCACTCAAACAAGCATACCCTACAGGCTTTACCCGTAAGCAAGTTGAGCAGTTCATTAATAACTTAGGAGGCGATGATGCTTGTGCTCAAACAGCGGCTTTATGAGGCGGGATATACCATAAGTGATCTTGCGGTGAAGATGTCATTTCAATACCCCATAGTGCATAGAGCCTTGCAGCACGGCGTATTACCGCAACGTAAACAAGCACAATTTATGGATGAGGTTCATCACTTTTTACAACGCAAAGACATTGCAATAGAGGGTGTCTGGTCAGAGTCTGCCAACCCTGACCAGACGATACTCCAAACAAAACCACACGAAAACGAGTTCAATCTGGAGACAGTAATGCTAACACATGCCAGCTTAAAGCACTTTAAACTGTTTAAAAACCCATTCATCAATGACATTCGTGATGCTAAGGATGTGTTTTTAAGCGAGGATAGTCGATATCTACTGGCGGCCATGCGTGATGCTGCAAGGCACCAAGGGATCTTAGCCTTAGTTGGTGAATCAGGTGCGGGTAAAAGCGTGCTACGTAGGCAGTTGTTTCAGGATCTTCAACATGATGGTGATGTGGATATTATTCAAGCAAAAATCATTGATAAAACAGCCGTTAGCGCCGCTGGATTGTGTGATGCCATTATTGGCGATATCAGTGAAGAAAAACCTAAACGTTCATTAGAAGATAAGGCTCGCCAAGTCGAAAGTTTGCTTAGATCTGGTGCCAAAGGCGGTCAGCGTTATGTGTTGATCATTGAAGAAGCCCATGATCTCAGTATCCCTGTGCTGAAATATCTGAAACGCTTTTGGGAATTGGAAGATGGCTTTTCCAAACTGCTGGGTATTGTGCTGATTGGTCAAACTGAGCTCGCCATTAAGCTTAACGAGCGCAAGAACTACCAGCTAAGGGAGTTTATCCGCCGTTGTATGGTTGAGCATGTACCTAATTTAGATGGTGACATTGGCGCTTACATTACTCACAAGTTTGAACGGGCTGGCGGACAAATAAACAAGATAATGACTGAAGATTGCTTTGCTGCGATTAAAAGTCGGCTCACCACTAAAGAAACAGGCTTTAGTATGGTGTACCCGCAGATCGTTAATAACCTCGTGTCCCGAGCCATGAATTTAGCCCAAGAGCTAGGAGAACCTCTGGTTACCGCTGAATTGATTAAGGAGTGCTAACCGATGAATCAACAGCTCCTCGAGGCGATTAATAAACATGGCACCCTAATGTTCACTGGTGGAAACGGGACTGATGACATTGAAACAGGCATTGAACTGCTTGAGCTGTTGTCGTCGCTTATTGATGAAGCCAAGGACTTACACGTTATCTCACCTAAGCACATTGTTAGACAACTGAACTGCATTCAAATGCTGTTATCCGTTGGTTTAACCCAAGTTCGCGCCCTCCAAACCGCCCAACAGTAAAAACGCCCTAAGCGCCATTTTAAGCAGTGTTATCTTCTACTGCTTATCATGGCGCACTTTTTTTTAGTTAAACGATTTAAGAAAGATTTAAACGGGATTTAAACGCTATTGCTCTTGATGTTGTCACCACTGTTGCTACGATGGCAGTTATCTTTTAAACCTTCAAACTAGGGTGGATAAGTTCCGATGGTCGACATAGCAATGGTAAGTGCGGCTTTAACCAGCATAAAAACAGCAACTGATGTCGCTAAACTCATCAAAGATGGTGAGAAACAACTCGATCAAGCGGAGTTTAGGCTTAAATTGGCCGATCTTATTGGTAACTTAGCTGATGCAAGGATCGAAATCGCCAGCATTACCGAGCTATTAGCCGCTAAAGACGCTGAAATTAGAAGCCTTAAAGCACAACTCGAATTAAAAGATAGCCTTATCTGGGAAGAGCCATTTTATTGGAAGATTACAGAGGGTCAAAGAGACGGACCTTTTTGCCAACAGTGTTTTGATGCCAGTCATAAACTCATTCGCTGTATTAATAAGGGCTATAAGAAGGGTCTTTGGAATTGTCACACCTGCAAATCTATGGTGGTTGATGATACTTATAATGAGGAGTGGGCCGTTTAATCAGTTGTGTTCTGACATATCGCTTTTAAAGGTTATATGGAAGTGATAAAAATCAGCTTAATCCCCCTAGGAGTTTTGTTTTTCCAGCCATAATAAAGGCAATTGCTTTCCCGAAACCTTTCTTACCCTGAAATGTTTTGGGGTAAGGTGTAATGGGTTCCTAAGTTACTCACTCAAGGAACACCATGATTATCTCTGCTGATATTCTAAACAAGTTAAAGACGACATTTAGCCAAGACTTTGAAAAAGGTAAATCACTCGCGGCTAGTCAATATAAGCAAATTGCCACCATAGTCCCTTCCTCCTCTAAGTCCAACACCTACGGCTGGTTAGGCCAGTGGCCTACATTCCGTGAGTGGATTGGTGAGCGCGTTATACAAAACTTAAAAGCCTACGGTTACTGCATCACCAATAAACCCTTTGAGTCCACGATTGGTGTTGATCGTGATGATATCAAAGATGATGACACGGGGATCTACTCGCCACTGTTTGAAGAGATGGGGCGTAGCTCTGAGGTCTTTCCTGATGAGTTACTCTTACCCCTGTTAGATAGTGGAACATCCAACCTTTGCTATGACGGTAAACCGTTTTTTGCCACTGACCATCCTGTATATCCCAATACTGATGGTACTGGGGAGGCGGTTGCTGTCAGTAACTACAACGATGGCGGCGCTTCTGCTGGGCCTGCATGGTATTTACTCGATACCAGTCGTGCCCTCAAACCCTTTATTTATCAAACTCGCAGTGAGATGCAGTTTACAGCGATGACCAAACCTGATGATGAGCACGTCTTTCGGTCAAGGGTGTTTCGTTTTGGTGTCGATTGTCGAGCGAATGCTGGCTACGGTTTTTGGCAAATGGCTTATTGCTCTAAAGCGGAATTAACTGCCGCGAATGTATGGGCCGGAATAGAGGTGATGAAAGCTTTTAAAGCCGATGGCGGCAGACCGCTAGCGATTAAGCCAATGTTATTAGTCGTTCGTAGCAGCCAAGAGCGCGCCGGATTAGAAGCATTAAAAGCCACCTTCAATGGCGGTGATAGCAATACCCTCCATGGTCAACTGACGCTGTTAGTTGCTAACTATCTCTAAGGTAGGCAAATGATGAGCAGCATAAAAGAACAACTCGATAGTATGACTACAGCCCAGTCGAACATCTTTAAGGGCAAATGGCCTAAAAATTTAGTGGAATTGAGTGATGTTATTGATGCCTGTTTAGCTGAAGAGAAAGTCGTAGCTAACAAACTGACTGAGAAAATCATAGCCTCTATTGCCTTTTATTTGGGAGGGCGAGAATTCTACTTCCCCAATGGTAAATCATTAGAGATGTTTCTTCGTAACTTACGCATCTACCAGGAGTTTAATGGGCGAAACAGGGCGGAGCTTGCAAAAAAACACAGTATGACGGAACGACGTATCGACCAGATCACAAAAGAGTTTACGGCGCTTTATCGTCATCAGCGCAATAAGGCCGCAGAACTCAAGGGGAAATAAAGGATCTAGCCCAGACGTCGGCTGTGCTGACAGCAACTACAGGGCTTTGAGCCGAGTCTCCCCCTGAATCACTTGAACACAATGTAAACCAAATTCAAACACTGAACAATGACACCGAGGTAGCTATGACATTAATTGAAGCGATTAACGCATTTAAACAAGCCAAAGCCGAGTTTGAACAAAAAACTGCACTAATGGTTGAGTTGCGAAGTACCCGTTTACCGGAATTACGCCAGCGATTGAGCTCCAATAAATACAGTATGGAGCAAGCCCAACGCCAAATGAGCAATGCCGTAACAGATGAAGATTTTAATGCTGCTAAGCAACAGTATGCTCAAGCAGAAGCAACTTATAATGACTGTGCTCAGTTAATCACTAACTGTGAGGCTAAATTGAGCTTTTGGGGAAGTGTTGAAAGCGGCCAGTTTGAGCGCAAGGTTAGAGAAGCACGAAACCAAATGTGGGATCTAAAGCGAGACGAAGTACTCGCATCTTTTCCCGAGCAGTTACCTGACAGTATTCGCTTAGGTATCCAAAAACTCGCCAGCATACATACGCTAAAAGGTGGCAATGGTATTTCCACTTATGGCAACCATATCAATCAAATCTACAGCGAGATTGATCGCGTAGAACTCGCAACAACAGAAGAAGCCATGCTAACCGAGATGGGGATCTAGTCTCCGACAGAAGACCAGGTGTTTGTGCGGGTGGGGTATGAATGGGTCTTCTGTCTTTTGTCAGTGAACGTTGCTGACCCGTGGGTGATGATTGTGAGCCCATCACCCATTTTTTATTGAATTGGAATAGTTACTCACATTGTTAAGGTGATATGAGATGAATGATTTAAAACTTGCACTGACATTAACCGCCGACGGCCGCCAGCTGGTGACCGTGGTGGGTAGTGCTAAAAAAGAACTCATCGGCTTAACGGGTGAGTTACAGACCACTGGCACAGCGGGCAAAACGGCTGCGGTAGGATTGGATAAAACGGCCACCTCGGCGGATGATGCACGCCAAAGCTTTGGTGGTTTATATCAATCCGCCCTTGCGC